GCAAGTTTATCTTCGCAGATTAGATTAATATAATAGGGAGTTCTTTGTGAATCTGGACAATTACTTGAGACTAATGTCGCATGAACAGATTGGGGTTATATAAATAGCACTTAGGTTTTTAAATCACACCTTTTTAAAATTTGATTTATGTTATACAAAACATTAAAACTTGTACGCTTTTGGGGAAGTGGGCCTAATTAGTCCGCTCTCTAGTTTTATCGCATAAAACTACAGCATATTACAGAAAATAGATAAACCATCGGAGCCGGTGCTATTAGCGGCTTTAAATACTAATACGGGTCAAACAATTAATCAGATAACTGCGAAATCGAAGTTAATCGTTAGATCTAGGCAAGATCGAAATCTTTAAAATCAGCCCAATTAAAGGAGTATATTCATAACATTAAGTTGGAAAATATGAAACCTTCGGAATTATTGAGGTATTAAGAAGATACTTATGATAACTTTGGTGTCTTACTTAATAGATCACGAAGATAAGTAGGGAGATAAAGAGATAATTTATCCTACGGAGTTGCACATGGTGCTATCCTAATCCTCTTTATCCTTGTCGAGTAGTATTACAAATATTCAGGGGACGGTACAATCTAATCTCCTGAGTATTACACTCAAGTTTTGAAAGACTTAGTGATAAGGTTAGCTTTAGTTTTTATAGGGATCACCAATTATTAAGCGTTTCCTTATAAAGGTTTTTGTGACTGGTTATTCTTTGCTCTTGTCTATGTGTATGGAGGAACAGAGAATGTTATATACTATGGTTTTTGGATAGCATCAGGTTTAAGCCCTGTTTACGCTATATATAAATTGTTTTGCATAATTGGATTCCTTATAACAATATCGATAGTCAATATCTTTAACATTTTATTGATCTTTTTGATAACTTTTGTTGTTTTATTATTTACAACATATTTCAATATTACTATTGGTATACTAGTATCAACTTTACTACATATATTATTTACATCCATCTACCATTATTATTATCGAGGAGACCAAATTAGATTGTTACGACGATTATTTACTGTCTTAGCGTATAAAGAGGTAATGTTAACTATCATTTGTAAGATATATGGTATGTATTTCCTACACATACATAGTAGATTTGTAGGATCTAAAGATGATTTCAACGCTAGCAACAAGAAGCACGTTTTTGCGTTAGTAAGAACTTATGATACTAAATATATGGGTTAGCCATTGTGGAGTATGCCAGATTGCAACCTTCCAGGAGCT